GTCTTCCTTGTACGGAAGAATATCGTGGTTTCCGTATGCCTTATCAGAAGAGGCAACAACCACCTTGGACACATGCTTACATTCCCGAGCGGCTTCCAGCACATTGATCGTACCCATAATGTTGGTCTGAAAGCAGGTTTTCGGGTCGTAGGTCGCCATCTTAAGGATGGTGATGGCTCCTATGTGAAAAATGGTGTCGATTTCGTACTTGGAAACCGCGTAGCGCACGGTATCGTAATCACGAAGATCTCCATGAACTACTGAAATGTTCTCCAGAATGTCCCGCCGAGACTTATAGTTCTTGTCTCGAATAAGACCAACCACCGTCTTGTTCATACGCAGTAGTCGATCAACAACAGCAGCCCCCACGAAGCCATTGGCACCAGTTACGAGTACATTTTTCAAGGTAAATCTCCTATTTAAGATCTGCTCTTATCGAGCTCTGTTAAGCGGGCAACAACCATTTTACCTATACTGTCCCAGGTAAAGTTGTTCGATACATACTCTCGCGCCTTTGCACCCTTTGCGCGGGCTTCGTCTCTGTTGTTATAGACGTGGCGCATAGTGTTGATGGCGTTCTCCAAATCAGGTTCGCACCAATACTGGTCGCCTCGGTAGTACGGGGAAAATCTATTCATCCCGCATACAGGCGTCAAAGTGTAATTCGTCAAGTAGCTATTATTCGGCTTCAAAAACTCCGTCTGTCCTCCATATCCAGGAGTGATAACAGGTTTGCCACAAGCTGCCGCTTCAAAGTGGGGAAGTCCCCAACCCTCGGATCTCTGTAGAAGTATAAAACAATCTGAGCGTTTGTGAAGAGCAAGAATGTTTTCTCTACTCATATTCTCTACAACCAGAAACATTTTCGGAAAGTGTGGCAAGTTGATGAAGTTCTTGTATTCCATAATCAGCTTACGAATCTGTTCTTTATCGCCACTATGATCGGAGAGGTAGGTCTTCAATACCAAAACCACATCCTCCACCCCACTGAAAGCAGCGCAGTAAGCGGAGAGAAGAGCATAAGGATTCTTTCGTTCCTGCCATTGGAAGATGGAAGAAAAGACAAATGGATCACCCTCGATACCATTAAGATTGAAGGTAGGAAGAGCGTCCATACTAGGAACTTCTATAGCATGAGGAACTTTGTACAGAGGCACCGTAACGCCAGACTCTTTGAATACCTTCATGTTCCAGTCACAGGGCAACCAAACCTCATTCGCTTTATTACAGGCTGTTACCCAAGTAGGATGAATCTTGCTAGACTCCCATACCGTGTATCCGATGATGTATTTGTTCTTTTCGAAGCGCGTAAAGTTTTCCCAGAGGTCTGGAGTAGAATGGACGATAACCTTATCATAATCGATTCGAGCATTGATTAGTTCCCGAAGAGTATCTCCATCCTTTCCCAGATCCGGGCGGGTGCGCTCGAAACTAATGGGTGCCAAGGTAACCGGATAGCCCTGACGATGGATCGACAGAACATAATTCCGCGCCGCTTCGGCGTATCCAGAGTTTCCACACCACACCGCTTTGCCATTTCGACGAACAAAGAGTGTGTGATTAGGAACGGAGGCGCAATATACCTTTCCCTTGTACGTGGTAATTGTATTTTTTGTGGCATTTCCGTTTCCCCAATCAGCGCCATCCAAAGCACAGATATGTTGGTCCCAACGTACGGAGATGTTCCAATTATCTTCTCGGCAAATACATTCCCTATCATAAATCTGAATCTTATCGCCCTTGGATTTCTCTTTAGTATAAGATCCGCTAAGACCTGTTTTCAAAAGCAATTCCATAAAATCATCGCGAAGACGAAGAGACGCAGTCGTATAAGAAGAGCCACCAGGAACAATAGGAATGTGACCGTCCCCGCACATAAGAGCATTGAAAAGAATTAACAATTGGTTTTTAGAACAATGCTGAAGTATCGTACGAGGAATGTGCTTATGATACTTATTCCCAAAAGTAGATTTCAAATAGAGCGCTAATTCCTTGTCATTAACCAGGGCACGCCCGTCTGTCTTTCTAACATTTACCTTATTCATCGTTACTTTCTGCAAAGCAGCTGCCATTTTATCCAGATGAATGCCCGTCTGTCTTATTTGAACAATGTAATGCCTATTAGAAGTCAGTGTAGAAGAACCTTCGGAAAGATAATAACCCAAGAATTCTAACCAATCTTCTGTTTGTATTTGGCGCCCACAAATTTCCACGAAAGGTAAACCAGAGGTAGTATTGAAGCAATCTTTCTTAAAGAGGCGATACTTGCCTAAAACCTGCGCAGCCTTTTCAAAACGAAAACCGGAGGATTTCCGATCCTTTCGTCTAAAGGTTTCGGGCGCTACATACATGTTGTGGTCGGGTGTAACCAAAAGATCTATACCCGCTCGATGATTAGAGAAGTGGCACATTTCTCCTTCCCAATCTTTGACTATAAGTTGCTCCGGTTTATGATATTCCAAGCAACCAGAGGGATTCAAAGTGGCAAGAGGGTCTCCGAAAGATAGTTCTGAAAAGAATTTCCAACCATCGGCGGTCAAGGCTTCAGTCTCAGCATCGTAGCACCCGTCGAAAACTGGGCCTATGTACTTGACGCCTGCCATTAGAGTAGATCTCCCTTAAGAACAGGGCGTGCCAGGTTGTTGCCCTGTGAAGGAGCATAGGGGCGATTAGCTTCCGCTATAATCTGATCAAACATAGCCAACCAACGAGGATTGATGTGCTTATCCCATACAAGATTGTTCATGACCATCTTGTAAGCATTTTCTGCACGCTTCTTTGCCTCATCTCGGTCATCGTGAACTTGTAGCAGGCGGGCGACTACTTCGTTGATGTGCGCAGTCGGACGAGGAACTTCGTTATCGTTCGGAAGAACCGTGATGTGATCGGCGTCCTGTCCGCTGGCGTAGGGATAACCGGTCTCCTCGGTGATGTATTCACCCAGGCACGTGTTGTTCGGGAAGATAACAGGAACCTTACAAGCCATAGCCTCAGTCCAAGAATTATGTATCACGATACCATTGGCTACAAAGTGTTCTTTGCCTTCTACACTTATGTCCCAAAATAACTGGTCCTTGGAAGGAATAAATTTGCTTACTTCTTTGACCTTCACCAGAAAGCAGTCCTTTTCTTTCTTGACGTAAGGTCTGGTTTTGAAAGTGTCGTGTCTATTGGAAAGATCAAAAATCTCTGCGAGCAGGTTGTAGTCTTCTCCATTTACATAAATGTTCCAAGAACCATTACCCGCCCCTTTAAAGTTGGATTTGGAAAAAACACCAAAACCAGTAAGCAGCCACATGATCTCCTCTTTCAGCTGAGGAGAAGCGGTACAGAAACTTAACTCATTCTTCTCATAATGCCCGTCTCCATACCAGAACGCCTTTAGAAACTCTTTGGCTTTATTTTTGTGCTGAAGGCATAGAAGAGGAATGTGCTTGTGAAGGGCATGAATTCCACATAGTTCGCCAAATAGTTTAGCCAAAATGGAGGAGCGATAACGAAGTTCAAATTTATTTTCTCTTATCCTTACATCCGCTTTCAAACCAAAGAACTTGTACATAAGATCCTGAACATCAGAATGGTATTCGGTTTCTTTCTTATGGAAATCAAATTCTATGCCAACCCCATTTTCATTACTACCTTCGGCAGTGTAGTATCCTAAAAGTCGAGCAAAATCAGAATTGAATCTAATGTGTCGAGGAATCAAAACACGGGGTCGTTCATATCCGATGTTCGCAAGATGCGCCACCACACGGATAACCCTGCTACTCGCTGTGGCCTGGTTATCCAGATAGACCTTCAGAGCAGTTTCTACAATCTTTTTGGTCTCTCCTAATTCCGACATTATGGAGGTTATACTATGTACGGGCTTGGAACTGAAACCCATCCTATTCCAAACATAATACTCATCGTGATTATCTGCAAAGGTAGACAGGTCGTAAATGTAATCTTGGTCTTCGGAAAGCACCGCCTTGTCTACAACAAGCCAGTCGTCTGTGGTTATTTCTCCCAGAGGAACATAGCCTCTATTATAGGTAGGAACTTTGTGCTCGTAGGTTCCAATAAGTTCCTGATTACCAAAAAGTTTCACACTATAAGCTGTTTTTTTCGGGGCGGAAGAAACACCGCGAATACGATGTTCTTTGCCTCCCAACACTACACGATCACCAGTCTGCAGGCTATTAATCGGATGAAAGCCTTTGGTGGTGGCTATACGAGTATTTCCATCTACGCAAAGACCCCAACCTTCGCCAACGGTAGTACTAATGACAGCGTCGCTGGCGTTATAGATCAGGTTCAGAATGTTCAACGGGAAACCGGTGGACGGGGAGAAGTTCTGAGGCAGAATAACATCCTTGGTGATATCCAGATCAAACGCCTTGATAACCTCTGGAAGGTTCCAACCCTGGTCTTGGGCCGCCATGTGCAGATAGAGAAGGCTTTCAGGTCGCTGTTTCTGGAATTCCTTGAAGGCACGAATGGTGGCAGGAATGTCCTTACGCTGTTGGTTTCGATTGACGTTGGTAATGATGAAGCGGTTCGACATAGTTCCAAAGAACTGCTCTCGAAACTGCTTAATCTCTGCAGCGGGTACAGGGAAGAATACCTTAGGATTTACCCCGTGCGGCATGATCTGCAAGCGCTCACCAATCGCTGGAACTACCATAGAGGACATGTTGTGCGCAAACTGAGAATAGGTTACCGGGTAATCTACGCAATTCGCAGCGTCAATCCACTCCTTCTTGGGGATACCATCCACAGGGTAGTAGAATACGCTCTTGAATTGCTTCCCAGCCTGCTTCAAAGAAGCGATAAGATTGGGTAGGAAATCAAGAATGAAAGTATCCTGAAGGAAGAATAAGATGTCGTACTCTAGGCGGGGATCGTGGAGGTGCTGCTGAAGGCGTTGACGTCCATAGGGGTCCCGCTGGTTATTGATCGCCATCGGCCAGATCTTGAAGGGGTATTCGTGTGGGTCCCCCCAATAGTTAATACCAAGGATGTCCACTTCGAAACGCCCGGAAGCGTGGAGCGCCGGCAGAATGTTGCGAGAGACCTGACCAAAGCCTGTTGCGCAGGTTGGAGAGTCTCCGTAGAAAATAATCTTGCTCTTTTTCTTTTCACCAGCGAGATTGATTCGCTTTAGAAACTCGGGTTGCTGATTGCTCATTTTCCTTTTCCTCCGTTAATCAAGAGTAATGCCCTCTTAATGATCCTGCGGGGCACATCCAATACGTCCCCGTATTTATTCTTTACGTAGATGGTATAATTGGTGAACTTATCTACCTCGCCAAACATCTTTCCGCCATCTTTCAATTCAATCGCGATGCGCGGATTGCCTAATTCCTCAAGCTGCGCTTTCGTCTTCATCAATGATTGTGTCTTGTTCGTATCCATCGAATTGTGATACCGCCTTCTCATCAATCTTTACAGCCCTTGTCTTATAGACAGGCGCATTATAGGACACCTGGGCAATACGAGCAAGCTTATTCTTAAGCTGCGGATCTTCCTTAGCATAGCGATCTAGACGAGCCTTATTTACGTTAAGCACTGAAAGTAGATCTTCCTTAGGAATAAGATCCACTACCTGCTCCACATCGTAGTTAGTTCGAGATTGCTGAGAAGAGTAGAGCTCCTTACCGCCTCCCTGAATAGTCTCACCTCGCATAAACTTCTCGTGGGCAGTCATTTTCAAGTCCCGCTGTCGGGATTCAAGAATGGCTTTTTGATCGGCAGTCTCTTCCCAATGCGCAACGAATTCATCATCACTGATGTCAGTAAGGGGGCGAAGCTTCAGTTGCTTGGAGTTAATGAAGTTCGCATAGGCCGGACAACGATCTTTGTAATCACACCATCCGCAAAGGCGGTTAATGTTCCCTACTACCTCTTCCTCTTCCAGTTTGTTGATCTGCATCCAAATACTCTGGAGAAATTCCCCAAAAAGTTGGTATTGTTCCTCTGTGCGAAAGGTAAAAACCTTCTTGTTAATACGAACGAAGTCCAAGTACAAAAGCCTGTTCTTGTACTGCGGCCAAATTAAGCTAGCAGCGTAGTCGTACATAGATAACTGAACATCATCCTGTAATTCGTAGGGAGTTAGGGCGTTCCGAGCAGTCTTATAGTCAATGATGGCGATAGTGTCCTCATCGATCTTCACAACCTTATCGATCGCGCCCGTAATGGGAATACCAGCAGGTGTGGTAATCTTGAACTTATGTTCCACATCTATAATCTCTTCAGATGGATCAAAGCGGTCTATGAACTCGGTCACAATTCGTCTTCCATCAGTATAGAAGCTCATGTTCTCCAAGCCTTCCTGCGTCGCATTATTCATGAAAGTAGCAATAGCAAACTCGTAATCGGAAGGATCTGGAAAACTCTTCTTGCTAAGCATTCTTAAGGTGAATTGTTCGAGGGCTTCATGGACTGCAGTACCAATCTTGGCGTGATCGTTTCGGATAGAAGGAATTTCGCGATCGTAGCGAAGAACGACCTTCAATTTACACTGCAGAAAATCCTTAATTCCAGTTGCAGATAGGGCCTTAATGTACATTATTTGGTAACCTCGTCTTTTTTTCCCACTCTTGAATAAGATTTCTCAAGGTGGTTGAATGTTCGTCGCCTTGGAATAAAGAGCAACGCTTGCAGTGCTGCTGTTCTTGTACAAACTTCATGAGAGCGCACTCGTTAAGTGTTTGAACCTATTCAACCTGCCTTACCGTCGCGACGTGCAATGCCCAGGCGTCGGTAATGTCATTATGTTCTTTGAAATTCCAATCCAAAGAAAAAGTGGAATTGAAATAGTTGAACACATCTTCTTTTGTAATCTTACCTTCTAATCCTAAAGCCTTACGGGCAGAGGTCGCAGTAAGCAGAATAACTTTTGCCTTCTTTGAAGCAGAGACTTCTGAGGCTACTCCTCCAAATTTAGCAAGTGCCTTTACGGTATGTATGCTGCTAAACCCTGTTCTATAATGTACATCTTCTATTACTACAACTTTAGGTTTGTATTTTACCAGCAAGGACAAAAGTTCTTTCCTGAACAAAACCAGCTTATCAGGAAATTCCAAATCCTCTTTGATCTTTATCATTCCACAATTTTCCTGATCTATAAACCAACCTGTGGATTTTGTGGAGATGTCCAGAGCCAAGATCTTCATTTTCCCTCCTGAGAGCAGCGGTAAGCCCTCGGAAAGAATAATAAAACCCTATGCCTTCGAGAGCAACCCGTGAAGTTGAGCCTTCTCTTCTTCCGTCAATTGCTCGAGGCTGGGATACCTAACGGAGATCTGAAGCATTACATCTCCCGGGGCGCCTCCGTTGAAACCCCTACCCCCCGCCCCAGCTATACGAAGGATGGAACCATTATGAAGACCAGGGGGAATTTGAACATTGATCTGTCTTTCTTCGGAAACAATACCTCGTCCCTGGCAAGGGTCGCAAGTCTTACTAATCCTTTGTCCTTGCCCTCGACAAGCAGTGCAGGTACTTTGAAGGATCATGTTGGGTTCTTGTCGAACAATATGCCCCGCGCCCTTACATTCGGAGCAAGTTTGGAATTCTGTTCCGCCTTTAGTTCCACAGACATCACACGGAGAGTTTGTTGAGTATTGAAAATTCTTCTCGGCGCCGAATAAAGCTTCGGCAAGTCCCAGTTCTAATCCCAGCTGTACTCCCTGTCCTCGTGCTGACTGAGGCTGTCTTGGTTCCCTTCTAAAAGAGAAGTTCCCAAAATTGCGCATGAACTCCATCGGATCTCCGTGGGTTCTAAATCCGTAGTTGATACCGGAAGGATCGCCCGAAAGATCATAGTTAGCTTTCTTCTCTGGATCGGAGAGAACAGAGTAGGCTTCGGAGATCTGTTTGAATTTCTCCTCCGCAACCTTTCTCTGTTCTTCTCCATCTACTTGGTGTTTATCAGGATGCCATTCATTGGCAAGCACACGATAGGCTTTCTTGATTGCCTTCTCGTCAGCATCCCTTTCAACACCCAGCAGGTTGTAATAATCCTTCAAGATTGCGCCTTTCAGAGTTTTCGCAAACTACCGTTTTCATCCTCTTCAAAATAGAGGGTGAAGTTGCTCTCGCAATTTCCGCAATAATATGTGGCGCTGAGTGAATAGTGCTCCCTTGTCTTGGTCAGCAAGGGCATACCATCAATGGGCTGCCCACAATACACGCAATCTTGGATATCAAACTCAGCGGTCATACATTCCTAATGACTTCACCGTGAAGTACGATGTCGTTCTCATTGATCTCTACCCCGAAAACATTAAAGCACTCGTCGTCCTTCAAGTCAGGGTACTTGACATTGGCAAATAGCACTCGAATAACTTCCCAGAGGGACAGAACACCATCATCAAATACGGTGAAGCTATCCTCACCGGCAAACTTTAGTTGTTCGTTAGCGCTGTTGGCCTTGACCAGAGTACTCAGCTGGCCTTTGTTAGGGATAGAGATCTCAAGCTTTCGCACCAACTCCCATTCGTATTCACGGGCGGGAAGGAGTAGGAAGCCTGGAGCTACGCCTTTTACCTGATTAGGCATGGATCGCCTCGGGGGTAGTGAAGTTGGTCACCACAGCGTCGGTGAATACGCGCTTCTGTCCGTTATCACCGGTGAAGCTTCTATCCTGGATGTGCCCAGATACCTTAACAACTCCACCTTCGCCTACGGAATTCAGACCCTCAGCAATGTCATCCCAAGCGGTAATGCGAATGTAGGAGGAACCAAGAGTTCCGTCCTGCTTCACAAATGGGATCTTGACCTTGGACTTGAATAGGGAAGTACCGCGCTCTCCCACGGTCTTCAGTTCCGGCCAAACTATCTCGCCCTGAAGGATGAACTGGTTCTCGCCGGTGGTTGCCTCTACCGCTTCCACGCCATCAACGACGATGTCGGTAACGGACTGGCGCTTACCTTCCTTATTCGTGAAGGAACGCTCCTGAATGCGACCAGACACACGAATGTTGGTCCTTGGTGGTAGAGTATTTAGATACTCCGCGAACTCGTCCCACGCAGTGATGCGAAGGTATGCTTTCTGGGTTTCGCCGGTGAATTGGTTCGCGGTAGGAATGCAAACCTTGGCCTTGAACAAAGGTTTACCGGCGCCAGTGTATTTCAGTTCTGGCCAGCAAAGCTCGCCCTGAAGTAAAACAGAATTGATCCCGTCAGTCATGATGTATGTATCCTCCAAAATAGTGCTGAATATCAGCATGTGTGAAATTCTTAGGGTCCTTGTCCGGAGGCAACCTTAGTGGCTTCACCGATACATAGAAGCTTAATAGCTTCTCCGCCCTATCCATTGCTTGTTGCCCGGCTTCATCCGGATCCAACATTAGAACAACTTCATCTGAATAAATCGAAAGTAATTGCGCTTGCCTTGACGTCAGACCTGTGCCCATTGCGGCTACGGTGTTCCATACCCCGTGAAGAGCCAAAGTCCAAACATCTACGAAACCTTCAACCAAGATAAGAGTACGAGGTAATCCCACATACTCTTTAGCAACATCCAAGTTGTATAGGGTAATTCCTTTAGGCACATTCTTTACCAGAATATACTTAGGGTCTTCATCACTATCTGTCCGTCTGGCGCTGATCGTTAGAACGTTGCCTTCTGGATCTCGAATAGGAATGGTTTCCCTATGAACACCTTTACCATCTGTCATTCCACCCACTTGAAAAAAGTCAAGCAGGTCTTTAGGAAAGCCTCTATTGATGAAGTAATCACTTCTCTTCTTCATCATTTCTTCGACGACTTCTTCTGAATAGGAACCAGTATCGATCTCTTTTGCCTTGGCGGCTTGCTGGATTTCCTTATCGATTTCCCGCTGTTGCTTTAACTTCAGATACTCTGCGGAAAAGTCATCCTGGTTGTTCAGATTTACACCAGCAATGTCGGCTAAAAGCTGAACACTTTGAGTGAAGGATTGCCCGGTTACCCGTTGCACCAATCCTACAAGATCTCTATCATTTTCGCCTTCGCAATGACGAGTATAGCAGCACCATGTTCGGGTTTCCAAGTTGAACCTAAAACCAGTTGGGTTATCTCCACCATGAACCTTACAAGGACCTCGGAGTTCTTTTGCCCCTCGACGAACTACATGGAAACCAAGGTGGAGAAGAACAGCCTCTGCATCGACGCCCTGCTTAACTCTGTGAATCATCTCCGGCTGGATTTTCACTTGTTACCCTCTTGATAGCTTCGAACACGAGCTTAACTTGCTGTCTTACGGTCGCATCGGATACGTTGGGAACATTCTTAACTCCAGCCTCTCGGTAGCGCTTCAGTTCCTCGGACACGATCGCGAACACTTCGTCCTGTACATCGTCAAATTCCAAGTTGGAAACATCGTTAAAGGTTGCACGTAATCTCTCACTCACCCTGCCCATGAGTGTTACGAAATCGTGAAGGTCAAATACGCCCTTTTCATCTTTGATTCGCCCAGCAAAAAATCCCAGGACCATAGGCAGAAACGGAAGAATCTTCTTTACTACATTGCGGACTTTCTCGTTCGTGTAATAAACATAAGACAAACCACCAAAAGATGCAACTATGCCAATTATAATGGACACATCACGTAGCTGGGTAAAATCAATCATTTTCAGAAGCCTCCTCGCTCTTCATCAAATCTGTGAGCTGCTGCTGTGCTTCAGACAGCGTAATTATTTCCTTACGGAAGTACAGGTCGATGCCTGTGAAGTTAGTTCCGCCGGCGCGAGCATCAAGAATTTGGAGACGATGGGTGCCCATGTTCCGGGCGGTATCTCGTCCATACTTCTCTTCCAGTTTAATAAACTCATCCTTGGTCTTGGCGGAAAGACCAAGAAGAGTGTTTGCGTAGCGTAGAATACGATCGCTGTCTGCGAACTCAGAGGAATTGACATGCCCCTTGTTTGCTCCGCCTCGACCAATTTGCGCTGCGGTAATGACGGGTATTTGTAGTTGTCCCGCCAAGTTTTTCAAAGCCACACACAGAAACCCCAATGCCTGATGCTCCTTCACGTTGTTCATCATCTGCAGATCAGCATCGGGAAGTTTGATATAATCGAAAATCAGGCAACGAACACCGTGCTGATAGTAGTACTTCCTCGTCAGCGCGGCAACTCCCTCGGGAGTAAAGTCAGGATAGTACTTGTGAAGAATGAGACCACTATCGAGAATAACCCTAGCTTGCTCTACCGCATGGCGCTGTTCGTCATTCTGATAAAAGGTTCCATTCTTGATTTCTCTTTCGGGAACGCTGGACAAGACGGAGAGTAGGCGGAACTGCTGCTCACGCTTACTCATTTCCGTATCGATGATGAGGATAGGAGCGTGCGCAGTATACGCGATGTGTTTTGCCCAGTTCAAAAGGATCGCAGACTTGCCGGTCTTGGGTCGCGCACCTAATACCGTGAGCGTTCCGGGTTCCAAACCATTGACGGCCTTGTCCAGTATCTGAAAGCCGGTAGGAAGACCTCGCACATCCGTTGGGGCAGCGGTAACCTCCGCGAGAAGTTCGTCAATACCAGTAGCGATGTTTACTGCGTCTTCGCTCTTCTGGGCTTCGATAGAGATCTGTAGGAACTTCTGTTGGGCGTGCTCCACAAGATCCGAAGCTGTAAGGGTCTCTCCCGTAAGGGATTTGTTCTGCTCTGTTAGTTCAGCAATCTCGGTCGTCGCACGGAGCACCTTCAACTTGGTGCTGGCATCCGAAACCCGTTGAATGTAGAAGTCGATGTTGGAAGGATCAATGTTCTTATCAAAGAGAGCAGTGATGTAATCATACCCACCAATCTCTTTCTCTAACGACAGGATCCCCGCTTGGTTCAGAATAGCAGCAGTGTCAATGCTGGTGATGCCTTCTCGTACCAACGTTCGAACAATGGTCCAAAGGGCACGATGATGTTCCCGCAGGAAATCATTTTCCGCCAGCTTAGCCTCTACTTCAAAGTAGTTGGTAGGATCTTTGAATACGCAAGCCAGAACCGCAGCCTCCATGCCGGTTTGCGCAAAGAGTTCCTTGGCTTTTGACAGGTCCATTTAAACTCTTTCTCGGCTGTACTGGCGTTCCTCTGCGCGTCTGCGCACCTCTGACTTCAAGGCATTGATAAGTTCTGTAATGGGACTATCCAAACCTTCCAAAAGATCTCTCTCCGCGGAAGCCTCGTCATAATCCAGTTCCAACCCTTGAAGCTCCGGAGAGGAGGAGATAGCGTTGGCTTCCCTTTCCTTCAGGGTCTTACCTTCCACAGCGTCGGTCTTTAGCAGGTCGTAGACCTTGCGATCCAGAACCTTCTTCTTTTGACCAGCAATAACTCGAGCGGTATTGTATCGCACCTGGAGGGTAATAAGATACTGAGCAAGAATAATGGTATAGCGGGAAAGGACTTGCGAGTTCGTCGCATCCATGTCCACCGCTGGTTTGAAATTGAAGATGTCCTCTACTTCAGATGGAGAAGTAGCAGAGTATAGAGATAGAGCGGTTGATGTTTCTAATAGTCTATTGCGGATACGATCATCCATTCTGTTGAGCCTCCGAAACTTTACGCAAGAGATCTGCTACAGAAATAGGGATCTCATCGTAGTTGATACATACGAGGGTGACGTCGTTCAGACTGCACCACTCTTTCTTTAGTAGGTCTCTCTTTTTAGCGGCGCGAAAAGCAGCAGCGTCGCCATGAAAATGGGAGTTGAACTCCGTGTGCTGGATACCCTGAACCTCTACATAAATGTGGAGGGTGGGTAAATAAAAGTCAAAGAAGAGTTTCTGCCCTTTATAGGGAATGTATTCCTCTTCCTTGACGAGCGTATTCGGGAACGCGCTATTTAGCGTCTCTCGTACGCTTTTGGCTAGCAGGCTTATCATCAGGTGTATCTTCCTTTGGAGCAACAGGTACTTCTACAACCTCACCAGAAATCACAGAACGAATGCTCTTTTCGATAGCATCACGAAGCTCTGTGTTTCCCATGAGAGCAAGTTTGGCAGCACCTCTACCCTGCCACTTATGCTCTTTGTAGTTCAACCAAGCGCCGCCCTTTTCGATGATGCCCGTGTCGGCACCGAGATCGATAATCTCTCCGACGTTATCATACCCTATTCCGTAGATGAGATCTACCTCAGCTTCTCGGTAGGGAGCGTTTCGTTTGTTCTTGACTACACGAAAGGTAGTTCGGTGCCCATAAACCTCACCAGTTCCTTCGTCTTGAAGGCGACGGGATTTGCTCTGAGGGCTACCCATCACCTCGACCCGATAAGAAGCATAGAAACCCAGGGCCTCCCCGCCAGTTGTAGTTTGGGGATTTCCATAGGCTCCAATCTTGTTTCGGATCTGATTGATGAAAAGCAAAAGGGTATTGGTCTTCTTGGCGACGGGCACGATCTTCTGGAGGCCGGCGCTCATCAGTCTCGCGTGGAGACCCATAGTCTGTTGATCATAGTCATTCTCGACCCGGCTTTCTGGGATGAGAGCAGCGACGCTGTCAATCATAACGACCGCGAAGTCTCCAGTAGCCATCAGATTATCAGCGATCTGGAGGTTAGCTTCTCCCGTAGGGGCACCATCGACCACCAAAACCATGTCCGCTGGAAGACCCACATTGATAAGAAGATTGGGATCCAAGGAGTTCTCGGCATCGATGATAGCACACTTATGTCCTTGGAGAGTTGCTTGCTTTATGATGCTATAACCGAGGAAACTCTTTCCGGCTCCGCCTACTCCGAAAAACTCAGCGGTCAATCCCCTTTCAAATCCCCCTTTTCCAATAGCATTATCAAGTCCAATACAGCCGGTCGGTATTACTTCCCTCGTTATTGCCGCTGCCTCTCCCAGCCATTTGATTACGTGCCCATACTCTTTCTCTATTGATTTGGTCACTACCCCGAGACGGGCTTCATTCTCTTTCTTTGTGCTCATTCAGTCTCTCCAGTATTTTCTTCCGCTCTTGGGCCGCTCTTTCAAAGTCCTTGGCGGCATTCTTCTTGTTGTAATACTCATTTACCTCATTGAGATAGAGCTCTGTATCGTATTCTCCCGCTTCCGCCACTTCTCCATTCATAAAGGAGCATACCTTGTCCATTGCCCACGCTTGGGATAGAAGAGTAGGACTGATTATAGGCTCTCGCAGCTTCATTTGCTTTTCAAAGCGGAACATAGCATCTACAAGGATTGCTGCTTCCCGAACAGCGTCTTTTCTACCCAGCCCCAATTTTTGACGGGACCTGATAAAAGTGCTCAGAGTCTTCACATCCTCAGTATAGTCAATGCTATAGGGAAACTTACGATCAGGGTTGTAAAATCTGCGGCGACTATAGAAGTAATCCACCAGTTCCCGCAGAGTATTTATTGATCCGGCATCGGGATAGTCTTCTTTGACCACCCTGTAACCTCTACTCTGGAGTTCTTTGATGGCTTCTTGCTCATCAAAGAAGAGCATTCTTAATCTACTTTCTTCAGGGTACAGACGAAGGCTTTGAAGTCGTCGTCCTTCTGAGACTTGAGCACTACCCCTTTGGCATCATTTGTGAAGTAGAACTCAAAGTGGCCCCCCTTCAGCTGCCGAATAGCGTTATGAAGCAGGGTGCTATCAAAGTGAAGGGTGAAGTCTTCTGGGGTCTCTACGACGAGCCCAGAACTCTCTGCTTCACCTGTAATGCTGGAGGTGGATACGATGGCGTTTCCAGCCTTCTCAGCTGCCAAAACCATTCTGTGGCTCTTGGCATCTACCGACGGCAGAATTCCCTGTAGGATGGACAGGAAGTCCTCCGTGGGGAAAGTGGCTCGCAAAAGCGCCTTAGTTTCCATGTAAGGTTCGTACTTCGGGAACGCGGTGTTTAGCAGAGTGCCCACCAGAACCGTACCGCCGCTCTTCAGGAAGAACTTCTCGTCCTCCACATAGATGTCCACGGTATCAAACTTACCCGGATTGACCAATTTGGCAGCAACGGTGGCAAACTTTAGCCCTAAAATAAAAGAGCCGCGAAGTCCTTTGACTTCAGCGGCTTTCTTGAACTCAGCAATTTGGATACCATCAGTTGCAGCGAATACCACTTCCGCGTCTCCTAGGGAGAGGCTGATACAATTGAAGTGGAGCTTGGAGTTGTCTTTGGAGGCGGCGTGGCTCACCTTTGCCAAACCATCCATGAACTGGAAGGCTGGGAAGTGAGTTGCCTTGGCGCTATTAAAAACGGGGGTCTCTACGAAGAAACCTGCGTTCAATAGGGCAAGGTTTCTCTTGGTGGGAAGGTTGGTGCCTGCTCGCACACGATTGGTTCCTACCAAATGAAGGGTTCCCTTCGAAGTAGTCTCCACCTTAATTTGGTTGGGCTCCCCGTCAAATCCTACATCCGTATAGGACGCATTGACTTGCGTAGTGATTGCCACACAGCGCACCAGCGCCTCACCTGGGTCTTGAACTTCGGCAGGAACTTCCACGCGAACATAAGAGGTGTCATCAAACGCCATAAATACCACGGAATTTCCGTTAGTTCGCAGCAGAACACCAGTCTTTTCTTCAGCGATCGCTGAACTTACGGGCGCAATTTCATTACAGGTGTTCAACGCCCGCTTCAAATCTTGAGCAGTGATGGTAAACTTCATCTGTTTCTCCAATACCCGATAATTGGGCGGGGGAAATACCCTGCCTCTGGGCTTGCAGAAAGTATAAGAGGTATTCACAAAAAAAGCAAGGAAAAAGTTATAGCCAAATAGACACCTTTGTCGCAACGGTCAGCTTGGCAAGTACTTGTCAGCTTTTTTCCTATTATCTTCCTCCCACAGCGGTTGTAGATTGCTGAAATGGCAAGCCTGTAGGAATTGCTCTCTATCGGCTAAATCGAAACTCGCTAAAGGCCTTATGTGATCTATGTGCCATTCTCCGTAGTTTTCCCAGGACATCCCTGGTTGAAACTGGTTTTCTAAATGTAGCTTAAGTTCCGGGATAGAACAACCCAGATCTGCGACGGCAGAACCTGTTTTGAAATTTCCTTTGATAGCCTGACGCAATCGTTCACGTAGGTTACGTCTGAGGCGAAATCGGACATCTGCCTTGCAGCGATTTCTGATATAATCGGCATAGTAAGTTGGGTGATTAGCTTCCCATCTAGCCTTGGTCGCACGCACTCGATCCGAATTAGTTGCTTCCCATTTTCTAGTGAGCGCGTACGCCTTATTTGTATTAACCAAACGCCATTTTGTATTATGTGCTCGTGCTTTATCTGGATTATCTTTCAGCCACTTCGCACTATGTGCTCGAGCGCACGGCCGGCAGCGGCCGCCCGGAGTCCAATCTGCCGTGCCGCATTTTTTACATGTCTTTATCAATCAAGTCTCCTGGAAATTTACACGCCAGTAATACTGGCTATTAGGCTGCCCTCGGATTCTTGGTAAATAGATGCGGTTAGATCAGAAGCGTCCTGTCCCACGCCAACCACCGTCGCGATGAGCTCATTTATTTGACCCGTGGGGGCTATGTTAGCGCCAAAATCAGAGGGGAAAACTCTTCCAGCAGTGGCACGGAGATCATCGTAAGTATCACTTACTCCCACCAACGCGCGCAAGCCCTTGAAACCACCAGTAGGCGTAATACTGGCACCAAGTTCTAACTGCCCTTCAAGTCCAAGAACCATGCTGATACAAGCCCTTACGGCTGCGTCAATAGTGGCAAAGGATTGAATGTCTCCCCGCCGACAAATTCTGGCTACGGCAAAGTCTCCAAACAAGTTAGCCGCAATGGGCTGGAAAGAACGTACATTGATGCGCCACTGCTCTTCTGAATCGCGGATAAAGGCATCATCTGTACCATTCACATAGATGAACTCTACCAGACGGCCTTCCAGTTGTAGTCTGATCTCTTGAATGTTTAGGTTTTCTCCGCCGTTTCTCAAATCTGCGGCGGTCAAACGGGAGAGGGTAGGAACAACACGTGGAAGAGGGAAGCCTGCGGCTACTCGAGCATTCAGATCCTTGTATGTCAATGTTCCCGTGATCGCAGCGCCCAAGTTCTTTCCACGGAAAGGGGAGTATCTAATAGCAATTGAATCAGTGCTACGAAGAACCTTGGTCTTCTTATCTCTTCGAGAAGAGTATCGTACATTGATCACATCCATGGCGTGGATGATGTTGGAGGTATTTACACTGGCGCCGAGTTCGTGTTGGGCAAAGGAAGTAATAATAGCAAGGAGGTTCTTTGCGTTCTTGGCTATAGCGGTGGCGGATAGTTCTTTGATAGCACTTCCGCCGTCGCATTCTGGTCTTCCAATAACCGCCCGCAAATTTCTAGCAGACATGGTGCTTACGGTAAAGATGGCGGTAATGAAAGTTTCTGCCGCCCGAATAAAAGCACCAAGATCCTTGGTATCGCTGAGAGCTTCGATAAACGCACCCAAGAATGCCGTATTACGGTTGATAGTCATAACAGCGCCCAGATCTGCCGGATGAACACTTTGCGCAAAAGCAGGTAGTTCTCTGTTGCGAACACCGAAAGGAATAGTGCCGATAGTCGCTGTAATGTTCAGAGCGCCCAGAAAATCTATGATCGCCGGAAGATCAACTTCTCCGCCTGTCTTGATAAGAGCCCCTAGATTATCCACACCTTGAAAAGCACTGAGGATAACCGCAGACATGTTATCGTGATGTCCGATCGCAGTTATGTCAGCAAGGAAATCGTTCGGACCCGGATAGGTAGGATTGATACTGGCAGGAAGATCGGGACTCTCATTCAGAAGATGAACGATCGACGGCAAGTCGTCTGTCGCGCTGGCAGAGCCTCGAATGAATGCGCGGAAAGAAGGGCCTGGAATACCCAACATTCTGGCAGGAAGGTTCTTGAATGACATACCCAAAACGGAGGCTGTGAGGTTATCACCAAAGGTAATAGCGATACTTGCCGAGAGATCCTTGGGAGACCAAATGATAGCACCAAGATTTCCACCAGTCTGACCAGTAATACGCCCACGAAGATCATGAGGGTAGAGGAGGTTGATGCGCGTGGGAAGATCATCAGTAAAGATAGGACGCGCGAGGATAGACGCCAGGAGGTCTTTGTACATGAACGTACCAAAGATGTCAGCACCAAGATCTGTCTGAAGCAAAGCAAAAATCGAGGCGGGAAGATCAGGAATACGATTCGTTAGATAGATAGCGGCAGGTAGATCTCGAGCAGCCTGACCAAAAATGATCGCCAGGAGTAAATCACTATTCGTCTTGACTGCGTTGACACGCGCTTGAAGATCAGGAAAGTTGAAACTGGTAGGTGGCTTCTTTATCGTGCCTTCGGTGATGTCAAAGTCAGAGATAAAAGAAATGCCATCTTGTGTGGCGTTAGGACGGGGGTCAGCACCAACAACTGCCTGAATGTGAGGTCCTGTATGGGCTTGTATAATTGAACGTATAACACTGCCAGCTTCGTCTCTTCCGGAATTGAAAAGCGCTGAATTATAGGTAAACCTATTGTATACCACGGTTTATCCTCCTCAGCAGTTAGCTGTCAATTTCCAACTTCCTTAGTGCGGAAAGATAAGCTAAAGTAGCCTCTTCTGATGTAAGAAAAGAGCCCAAGTTTATGTGGGCTGTAAATCTATTTTTCAACTTTCTTACACCAACAGGTAGATTTCTGTTCTTTTGAATTCTGGTGTTTCCTGAGTTCTGTCTGTGAGAAATAAACCGGCAGTTATTCGGAGTATAATCACCGTCATTATCTATCCTATCCAGATCCAATCCCTTTTCCCAACCATTCTCTAATCCCCACTCGATAAACGCAACCGTACTTTCTAGCCATATGGAATCTACCTTTATTCCTCGTCCACCATAAAGGATGAAATTAGGATCTTTTACATTATAACAACGTTGAATGGCAGCAACTCTGGCTCTATACAAGGGGTGCTTGGATAGCCCGTGTTTTTCCCGGCCCAGAGCTAATCTAGTCCTGCCATAACAACCGCAGGAGGTTGATTTACCTGTAGTCAAAGCATTAGATCTAGGTGAGGTTTCTCTACCACATTCGCATAAGCAAAGCCAACGAATGTTATTGTACTTATCCCTCTCTCCCATTCGTAGAACCGTAAGTTTTCCAAAAACTCTACCCATTAGATCTTCAAATTTTGCCATCATTGCCTCCATGTTCCCAAAACCCCTTGAGGTAAAGCAGGGACAGCCCTGCTATACCAAAATGCTATTAGAAGTTCATACCGAAAACTTTGACACGAATAGAACTTACAGAACCAGAGGCGGCTATACCATAGACCGAATGAGAGAAGCTGAATGTAAAGCTGGTTATAGGATCGGTAGTATTCTTCCAGAAATGAGGGAGTAGTCCACTAGGATCATTGAAGTCCGCGAACGTAATCTCTCCTAGATCATCCAGAGTAATGCTATAACCTAGAGAATTATAAAGCAGTTTCAACTTGTCAGCTGAATTAGCTATATAGCCTTGTAGCTGGTAACGAGATTCCATCAAACTTAATTCTTCATTTAGGGTCTGTATAGAAAATAACGTTCCATAGTCGCTGTAATGTGTAATATCAAGATCTTCATTCGCATAGGTGTGTAGTACTGGTAAATCATTAGATATGTACAGATCGTCAAATCTTACAAACACCTGAAGCATGTCCATAGCCGGAAATGAAGAAGTAGTAAATACAGAGTTTACATTCGACAGAGAACCAGATACGTTCAGAATCTGAGCCCAAACCCCGGGGACAATACTATCAATCTCATTCTGTAAATGTCCTGACACTGTCGCTACCGTACAATCCACGTAAGGAGTCGATGCGATGTTCAAAGGATTTTCACAGCTCATTTTAATACCTCCTGTTCAGATTTTTCCCTTGTAAATCTGGGTAAGAAGGTAAGAAGGAGGGGAGGGTTTTCCCCTCCGAAAGAGATTAGACTATCTCTAATGAATAGTAGCTTCTTTCAATAAATCTGCCGGCAGCGGCCGCGCTCCAACCATGGACGTCTATAGAAAATACTTGAGCCTGGGTTGTATCTACAGTTCCACTTCCCACCATAGCAAAAGCCATAGCAGCTGTGGTCGCAAGAGAGGAGCTAAATCCCGCGGCCCCTGCGCCGCCGGCGGCGCCGCTGGCCGTTGGTTGATTATCTGAGACGCCCAGATACCCTCCAAAGATTTGTGAAGAGATTGAACCACGATTAGATAATCTAAAATGAGCAAAAATAGCATGTCCCTGTTGTCCCTGTGTAGTATTTTGAAGGGTCAGCGTTTCTCCCCAAAAAAGGGTGTCACCAAATTTTATCGCCATCTTAACGGTAGTCGTCGAGTTAATAATAACGGCCTTTCCTATCCAATAAAGCTCCGCAGTTTTGTCAATGCCCAGGGAGTTTGCCGGAATGGTTTCTGAGAAAATAGTTTGCGTACCAGAAAGAGAGGTAAAGATTACCTTATCAAAGTTCTTTTTTGAGAACTTTGACATCTCTACAGGCACGCCCGATACGGTAAGAGAATTTGAAAACTCACCGTTTTGTGCCGATAGAGTTCCACCGAACTGCCCTGTAGTTCCAGAAACAGTCACAGTCGTGAGCGTGTCGGTAGTCTTGTTGTAGGTGAGGCCGGAATCTCCTCCGAAAGTCCCAGAGTCATTGAACTGAACT